TCTTCCTCGGTTCGTTGATGATTATAGTAAACTGGTAATTCAGTGAAAGTATCAACACTTTTTTCTAATACGGATGGTTCGATAAAGACCTTTTGGTCACCATCTTCGTCGTGAGGGCCTGACGTTATAGCGATTACTGGAAACTCTATATTATCATCCGTATGAACAGGTTCTTCCAAACTCGCAGCAAAACTGCGTTGGTTTTCCTCTCCGCCCCCGGCAGGTTCAGCGAACTTTCTATCAGTTCCTTCCTCTACCCTCATGCGACACATATTTGCCGCAGTCTCTTGATAGTCCTCAACCCCTCTTTTCTTTAGAGTTGGGCCTACTTCTATTATACAACGCTCATAGTCGTACTCTGTGCTCATTATTCTCTATCCCCCGTTGGATTTGCAGACGGCTGATTACCAGCGCTGCGGTTTTCTGTCCTTGCGGACTCTTCTTTTTTATCTTGGTCTCTGCCTCCAGATATGTTAGCGTTCTGTGCTGTCTCTTGCATTTCTACCGCTCCATCTGGATTCAATCCTCTTTCTGCTCTAACTTCACCGGGTGCTAATACTCCCTCAGATAGATATATCATATCAGTCTTTGCTTTGACAAATGCATCATCTACATTAATATTTCTAAATCTAAACTTTGCATCTCCACCTAGAACTTGTGGCATAAGTTGAGCGTTTATAGCTGCTTCTACCGCAGATTGTAAGTGTCTGACGTAAGGTTCGAAAATAGCTCTTGCTTGTTCTGGTCTGTCAAACATAGTTATCGGTACTTTCAAAGCAACATGTATTTTCTTTAATATATCGTCTGTATATTTTCCATATTCAAATGCTCTTTGTGTGCCTTGTAGTTCTTTGACTACTATATCATTACCGTGAATTATATCTTCACCCGGTTCTAAAGCATTAAAAGCTGATACTATTTCATTTATTTTATCAGGACCGTAAGGCATATCAGGTAAACCAGCACTTATATCAAATCTACTTGTAGCATATTTGTTTAATGCAGCACCTATATCTCTTTCGGCGTAATCTTTTAAATCTATTAAGTATAGTATAGGGTGTATATCACTCAAACCATACGCATAGTCATCAAAAGGATTGTTACGATAACAAATTAATTCATTTTCTTCAAAACGTACAGAGTCTTTATCGTCTCCTATGTCTTGATAGTAATACATTACTTGTCCATTGGGGTCTCTTTGTATGTACATATTCTGTGACGACCTAATAACTAAGTTATCACCTGTCCATTCTAGATAAGATGTACCAAAAATACGTCCATTTCTTAACCATGTATATAATAACTGTTCTATATTTATTTCATCAAATAAACTTTGAATACTTTCTCTATCCTCATCATTATCTGTAACAATATCATAACCATCCTTAGCTGCGTACATACAAGGCAAGTCAATCAATGTTCTAACTATAGGGTCAGACAGATATACATTCATATATGTCTTATAATCACCTATCTGAGGTTCTTTATTGGCTTGTTTTCTCCCAAAAATACCATTATTATTAGATAAAGATAATCTTTTTATGATACCTTCACCATAACTTCGTGGTGAATCTTTTTGGAATGGGGGATTTTCCCCAACAGTTGCAAAACTGCGCCTATTAAAAGGCCAATAATCTCTTAGAGCCATGGCTATCAGAAGTATATAGTCGGATATAGTATATAAAGCTTTCGCCGAAAACTCTTTAAATACCCCTTAAACCTGTCTTATTCAATGTATGTGAACGTTTAGATGTAGTAAACACAGGGTTTCTAGAAGCTCTACGAACGTTGCCTCCTTGTTGTTGTACAGATACACTAGCAAATGTACCTGAAGCGGGTAACATTTGTAGACATGCATGTAACGCTATGGCACTACTGTCACAATAATCATCATGTTTACCACTAGGTGCAGCAATTTTCTCTGTTTTATTAGCTGCATCCATAGTATATTCTAAATCTATATGTTCTCTTAACCATTTATTGACTAATTTTGCTTGATTTGGTTCTAAACCATCAGGATGAGGTACTTTTACTAATTTTTGTTGTATATATGACACATAATCACGATAAATTTGTGTTTTAGTACCTTTTGGACCACCAGTGAACACAAATGGTATAAATTGTATTTGAGATTCTATACATGCAACTCTTAAATCTTGTTCTATAGCTCCTCCCATACCTGTTGCATCAATTATCAGTTTATCAGCACCATATTCTTTGGATATAGCCATAATCCTTTTTCTTTGATAAGGAATGTCATGTCCACCCGATTTCGGGCTAATTTCTTCCAAATAAATCATTTTTGCTACATTTTCATCTTTAGTTTTAGATGTAGTCCATACACTAATCACTGTACTGTTCACAGATTTACCAATATCTACTCCAACAACACAATTTGGGTGGTTTCCGGGGTTTAACATAGGCATACCTTCAACAAAACACGCTTTTAGTAGTTCTGGTTGGAAAATATTAGCTACAGATTCGACAAACTCACATTCATACTCAGTTTTCCAATAAATTGAGTCTTCTCCCCATTCTTTCATCTTTTCAGCCATGTCATCATCAGTATATGGTGCAGAATAAGCTCTACCAGCATTTACAGCATCTTTCCATGTAAATACCATTCTTTCAAAGCTATCTGCATATCTATCATCATAAAGATAGCGCCACATGTGATTATCTTTAGATTTTGGGGTGCCAAGATTAATAAATGGCGCTTTATTTGATACAATAGCTGGTTCTACGTTATCAATAAACAATTTGTCATCAATAAGTGGACTTTCGTCTACAATACAGAAAGTTGGGTGTTGTCCACGTATAGCTTGTCCCTGATTAGATGGTGCTAATGGGGCTCTACGTAACACAGTACCTCCTTTTAGTGTTATATTAGGTTTATTATGAAACCTGTAATTCTTAACTAATCCATTTAAAAAAGCATTATCTGCAAAATGCCTATAACAATAATTAAATATAAGTGAAGCTTGGTCTTCAGTAGGAGCTAATACAAAAATCAAATCTCTAAATCTATTGAAGAACATATAGATACATACAGCTACCGAAAGAGCAAAAGACTTGCCACTGCCTCGTGGAGCCAATATTGCTAGTTTACGATGCTTATCACGGTCACCATCAGGATATGTTAACGTTTTTACTATAATTTTTTCTTGTAGAGGTCTTAATTTAAGAGGTCTTTGTTTATTATCTATAAGATATGCCTCACAGAACGCTCTACAAAGAAGAGTCATCTTCTTTTCATCTTCTCTACATATATTAAAAATCTTTTCGAGTTTTTTAGAGTCGTGAGCAGCTAAGCCACTAATCGCTGACTTCATCTGGGTTTCTTTCTTCACTGCTGTCATCCATAATATCCTCTAGTATTTTACTGAAGTTCTCACTGTTTTTCTCTACTACAGTTGGAACTTCTATATTAAGAGCACGGAACTCAGTATGAATATCCCGTACAATCTGGTTTCTTTGTCGCAATAACTCTGTTCTTTTGTTAACATCCCGAATACATACAAGAATTTCTTCCCAAAGCAAGTCTTCAAGCGCGAGATTGCGGGCAAGAAGCCGGACAAGTTCTTTATGTCTTTCATATTCTCCTTCTCCGACTCTTATGCGTAAACGCCTTTCATACCCTTCGACGTCCATTACTTGGCTTCGTCGAGTGCAGCCTTGACTTTAGATTTAACTAAACCTTTTAGTTCATCATCTTTTTCATCCCAAGCTGTAATTAATACATTTCTGACTAAAGAGTCTTTGACGTGTACTTTTGCTTGTTCATCTAATTTGTCAAATGCTTTCATTTGGGCTTTTGTTAGATTCTTATCTAATAAATCCATCAATTCAGCTTCATTGTTCTTCAAATATTTAAAAACAAGTGCTTTTACTGCTGGTACAGTATACGCGATGTATCCTGCCATACCAACTACTAAAGCACCTAAAGCCATAAGTAATGGTTCATCCATCATAGTATCTAACAAACCAGATTCTTCAACAGTATCCAAGATAGCTGTGAGGTTGCCCTCTGTAGTTTCATTGGCTGCTGTGTTGTTATTTGTTTCGTTTGCCATAGGTTGTTCACCTGCTTTATAATAATACAGTCGTACTATATAAAGCTTTCGTTGTGTGGCCCCCAGAACGCCTAATGCTTAGAAATCCTGTGGTCGTGTGGTCCTGTTGGGAGCCACAATATTATTACGACACTAGAGTATATAAAGCTTATGCTTACTTTTTCTTAGCTACTGTTTTAGTAACTTTATGTTCGTATGCTTGTTGGTTAGATTCAATCTGTTGAGCTTGTCTCTGTGCAGCATCATTATAATCGATAACTGCTTGTGCTTTTATCTTGTAGAATGCTGTCTTTTCTGCTTGTTCTTGTTTCCAGACATCCAGAGCATCTTTGATAATCAGAAGGGCTGGCCCTCCTAGAATAGCTATCAATGTCGTATATCCTTCAATTTGTTGTAGAACAGTCTGGTCTTGTAGTCCGTGAAAAATCACATATCCTGCAAAACCAACCCAGAGTAAAACTAAGGGTACAGCTATCATAAACATAAAGATGTCGTTGAATGTAACTCCTTCCTTTGCTTGTGCCATCGTTTCAGTCCTCCTTTTCTTCGTTGTCGCTTTCGGTAATTGTAATTGTAATCTCGACATTATTCTCTGCATCATCGATGTTATGACAACAGATAAAAGTGCTATCCCTAATAGTGCAAGTATAGCTGCTAGCCAAGTTAGTATGTCTGTTGGTGTCATTCTTCATGGTTCCTCCAAGATTATTTCATCAATATAGAAATATGTAACATAGTCATATACACCATCTCTATCCCAGTCTGCGTACATATTTACATATACCATATACCAACCAGTATAAGGTTCAGTAAAATATTCTGGTCCTGATGATAATAGATATTCGTTACTTTCCCAACCTGTTACATTAAAGAAATAGTTATTATACATATATCCGTTCCATACTGTTTCATTATCTTCTACTTTCATATGACCTATATCATAATACACCATAACTGGTAGAGTATCTAAGTCACAATCAGTATCTATATCTACAGTAATGTTCAAAGAGTTATACTCTCTAGAGTAGTTTCCATACTCCATACCATTATAAAAATAAGTCTCGTTAGCTGTGCAGTCATATTCTTCATATTCGCAGCTACCATCATCTTCCTCTGCCCTTTCGTTGTAATTAGATGCATCTATATCCATACATCCATAGATAGTATTATTTCCATTAGTTTCATTTCCTGTTCCATTGTCTATTGGTCCACCCAAAAACTGACACCTACCATTATCATGAGTAGCTTGTGAGTTGTAATTATCAGCATCGGGGTTAGTACATCCATAAATAACAGGAGGAGGGAATACACAACTACCATTATCAAAATCCGCATCATGTTTG